TTCCAAGCAGGACAAATAAAAGTACTGTTTGCACACCCACAATCCGCCAGCCACGGGTTAACACTAACAAAAGCTACTACATGCATATGGTGCAGTCCCACCTATAATGCAGAACATTTTCAGCAGTTTAACCGACGTATACATAGGTCCGGTCAAACAAGTAAAACTGAAACAATTCTAATTGCTGCTCGTAATACCTGGGAAGAAACAGTGTATGAAAAGCTTGATGGTAAATTAGGCAAAATGGAGAATCTTCTCCACATCTTAAACAAATTACATAATCAGGAGGAATGTAATGACTGAAGAAAAAAACTTGAACCAGCTAATGGATGAATTAGCTTCTGTACGTGGTGAAATTAAATCACTACAAGAACAGGAGAAAGTCCTAAAGCTACGTCAAAACGATCTCGATAGTGAAATCATTCACAAAATGGAAGAGCAAGGTCTCGACCAGATTGCGAGCGATGTATGTACAATTTCGAAAAAAGTAGAAACTGTACCTACTGTAGAGGACTGGGACGTATTGCATAAGCACATAATTGACACTGGTCGATTTGAGCTGCTGCAAAAACGTATGTCCGCTACTTCCTATAGGGAGGCTTTACAATTGGACGGTTCCGTCCCAGGAGTAAAGTCTACGGAGCTTACTAAGATTAACTATCGAAGTAAGTGAATATTAACCATGAAAGAAGGAAGGTGAACCATGGCTGAAGAAAAAAATACAGCTGTATCCTTAGTCTCTAGCTCCGTGCCAGCGCACGTTAAAGAGGCGACGGGCCTTGGAAACGAAAACGTTTCTACCCAACACCTACAGACCCCTAGGGTTAAACTACTTCAACAAATGAATAGCGAAGTTGACCAAAATCACGACGCTTATGTTGAAGGTGCTAAACCTGGTGATCTGTTGAACACTGTAACCAACGAGATCTACGGTAAAGAAATATACGTTATTAACGTACATTTCACCGAAGACTTTGTCGTTTGGAGAAAGCGTGAAAAAGGTGGGGGACTTGTTGCTAGTTGCGCGTCAAAGGCTGATGCGGATGAAATCATTTCTACACAGGACGGTAGTCCAGATGATTTTGAAATAATCCAAACTCAGTCTCACTTATTGATTCGCAAAGATGAAAAGACAGGAGAGATTAATTCTACTCCGTTCCTTATGGACTTTGCATCTTCTAAGTTGAGAGTATCTCGTGAATGGAACACGCAGATTGCTCAACTTGGCGGCGATAGATTTTCTACACTTTGGAAGGTTTCTGCTGTGAGTACACAGAATAGAGCCGGACAAAAATTTCAAAACCTTAGTGTTATGAAAGAAGGCTGGGTCACAGACGATGACTATGAACTAGCTAAGAAAGTCTACGGATCAGTATCAGGCAAACAGCCAGCTCCTGAAGCGTAAGTAACTGTGCGTACATGCTGCGTCATATAGTGTCGCAGCGTGTATGTACTTTTTATGGTATCCTAAAGCCGTGAATGAAACTGGCTTTATAAAAAAAGTTAATAAATCTTTATCTACTAATATCTATAAGTGGAAAATCAACGACCCCTACCATGGAGGTGTGCCTGACTGTTACTACTCTGGCCCTGTTGGAATGTGCTTTGTAGAATATAAGTACAAACCTAAGCTCCCAGCTCGAGATACGTCAAAAATAGACTTTGGTCTATCTAAACAACAAGAACTTTGGCTTACAAACCAGGTAAATAATCAGGTGTCCGTGTACGTACTAGCAGGTTGCGAAGATAAAGTTGTACAAGTGGGCTATAACTTTGGCAAAGTAAACGAATATACCAAACAAACATTTTTAGAAGACGCTATGGAATTTGAACAAGCAGTCTTTTTACTAAACTCACGTTTAGGAGGAACCGATGAAAGACATTGATATGGTTAATAGTCCCCCACACTATAATGAGGGTGGTATTGAATGCATAGATGCAATTGAAGCATCCATGTCACAAGAAGCATTTAGAGGCTATTTAAAAGGAAATATGTTAAAGTATTTGTGGAGATACGAAAACAAAGGAGGAAAGGAAGACCTTGATAAAGCAAACTGGTATCTTACAAAACTTAGAAGGTCATTCTTGGAAGAATAAATGTACGAATATAATTGCACTGTTGAACGAGTGGTTGATGGGGACACTATTGATGTTGTTCTGGATCTTGGTTTTTCTGTTCTTTATAAGTCTAGGGTGCGTTTATATGCTATTGATACTCCCGAGTCACGTACTCGTGACAAAGACGAAAAAGTTCGTGGAAAAATGGCTGGGAAATTTCTTTCAGATGCTGTTAGCAGTGGTTCTGTCGTTATAAGAACTGAACTCAAAGATTCTAAAGGTAAGTATGGGCGTGTGTTAGGTACAGTAGTAGTTGACGGCGTTGATATAAACCAGGCCATGTGTGATAAATTCTTAGCGGTCCCTTACTTTGGACAAAACAAAACCGCAGTAGAAGCTGCACACTTAAGTAATAGAACTAAACTTATTGAATTAGGTCAATTCGACCCTACTACCGTTTCTTCCTAGCCGTCTTCGTACGCGCAAAGGATCTATTGTGACTTTGATGTCGCACAACTGTATTACTTGAAGAGTTATTAAAAGGATTACCATCTTTGTGGTGTATGTCCTTATCATCCCCTTTTTTTACTGTGCCAGCACGTAACGCAGCCCGCCTGGCTTTGTTACGCTGTGCTCTTCTTTTCTTTTGAGCAGGGCTACCTTGATATTTATCGTACTCGTTACGGTAATTTCTAGCCATAGTTACTTCTTCTTAGCTTTATCTTTTGCTTTACCAACATTTAAAGCTAACCAATCTATAACTTTATATAGCTTACCTAAATAAGTTGTAGATGTAGGTGTTGGAGTTACAGCTGCTATTAAAGAAGCAATAGCAATAATAGCCGTTATCCACATAAATATATTTAAATACATCATATTAGTTTCCTCCCGTGTCCTATTATTCCATAAATGTGAAGACTCTCAAAGGTTTTGCCTTACCTTTTACAGGCATTGGATCTAGCTCTTGTAGATAATATCCACATAAAGACTCAGTTTTTTCACCTATAAGTATGTCTACGCCCGCTTCTTTTGTTGCTGATTCAAGGCGTGCACCGCAGTTTACTGCATCTCCAATTGCTGTGTAGTCGAACCGTGATTCACTGCCCATGTTCCCTATTACAGCTTCACCGGTGTTTACGCCGATTCCGATCGCAATGGGGGGAAGTCCCTCAGCTTCTAGTTCTTTATTCAGTTCTTCCATGTTTAAAACTATATCTCTTGCACAATCACAAGCTATCCTGGGGTGATGAAGTAAGTCTAATGGAGCGTTAAATATGGCCATCATCGCGTCCCCTATGTACTTATCTACCATCCCACCGTGTTTTTGTACTGCTTCTTGTTGTGCCGTTAACGCTTTATTCATTACATAAGTCACTTCTTCAGGCTCTAGATTCTCAGACATAGAAGTAAAACCCCTAACATCTGTGAATAAAAAAGTAGCTTCTTTCTTTTCACCTCCTAACTTAAGGATGTCAGGCTCGTCTTGCAGACGTTTTACCTGCCTGGGATCTAAGTAATGTTCAAATTGTTTCTTAATTTGCTGGCGAAGGAGTGATTGTTCTCTGAAATTAAGCCAAAACTGCTGCCCTAATATAAGCCCTAGTGATAATCCACTATAAGTGGTATCTATTAATAAGGACTTTTTAACCACAAAATACCATTCAAGCGCTCCTGTACTTACAAGAAGTACTCCAGCTCCTAGTGCCATGTACACAGGCGTACATTTACGCCCGAGCAGGAGACTCAATGTACAGACAAGTAGTAATATAAGTAGTTCATATACTAGCCTATCGGCTGGTATCTGGGGGCTATTAGGTAAAAGTAAGCTCTCTGCCAGGGCTGCTTGTATGTGATGAGGGTTTAGTAAACCGTGGGGCGTGGCTATTTGAGGCATAACACCGGCTGCTGTCACTCCAACGAACACAAATTTACCATCAACCTTCGGGTCTTGTAATGTAGTTTTAGGAGTATCGACCCAAGATACCCATTTCCTCCCATATTTGTCAGTAGGTATTACACCGAGCTGTGGTATCCGAACCGCTTGTATACCACTTTCATACGTTTTGACCTGATAGGTCCCTTCTCCTGTAAGAACTTTTAATACTTGAGTAGCAAAAGATGCAACCCAACCGCTGGGGGTTTGTACAATAAGAGGGACTCGTCTGACTAAGTTATCCACATCTGTTGGGGCTGATACAATGCCCTGGTAAGCAGCGAGTTCTAGCAGGCTTACGTTCGGTAAGTGCCCTGATAATGTAATCATATCTACAGGGTTATCCCCAAGTACTACAGTGCCGTCAGTAGATGGATAGATTCGGTTCTCGTATTCAGGTATAGCTAGTACGTTTGTACCTTGCTGCAGGCTCGTAGCAAAGTCAGCATCCCCACCAAAACGATCCGCTTGTGGGAACATAATTACCCAACCCACGCCCAAAGCTCCACGTTCGATTAAATCTGTCTGAATAGAAGCTAACGTGTGCCTAGGGAAAGGCCACCCACCTTCGCGCTCTATATCTTCTTCGGTTATATCAAGTATTACAAAGTGACCGCTGGGGGTTTGTTCTGGTATAAGTGCATCAAAAGTCTTAAGTCTAAGTACTTCTAAAGCACTCCAATCAAATAATAAGGGGAGAGTTAAGATAGCTGTAGTAAGTAGTCCAATCAGCCATTTGTTCATAATTTATTCACAAAAGGGGCGGATCATCTAGAAACATACCAATAAATACTAAAGAAGCTAAAACGAATAAAATTATTTCCCACCATTCCATATCTTTATTCTACCATTCCATATCATTATTTTCCTAATCATTGCTGCGTAATACTTATAGTCTTATTGCAATTGCTTGAGCAGTTAAACGTAACTGAGTAAGACTGATTGGTAGATCCTTTTTGAATAACGTTTACATCGTAATCATTCGTATAGAACTTTATATTGGAAGTATGAGAACCGTTTCCTTGTTGTGTCAGGTTTAAATCTCCATCATCTGCATACCAAAATACATCTGCGTCTTTATTTCCTGAACCCTTCTGTATGATTCTAGTAGAGTTATTGTCAGCTCCGTTGGCGTTATATACGTATATATTATGGTCTCCACTGCCTTCTTGAGTGCTCCAAATGTCTGAGTTGTCAGCAAAAGTCAGAAACCTTGCATACATATCACTCCCCGTCTGCTCTATCTTGTACACATTATTTATACCTGTGCCTAGAATTAAAGCATCATTATCATTACCAGTTTGTATTATGGTTGAAGTGTTGTCGTCTTGATCCATATCTATAACTGCATAGTTGTCGTCCCCATCAACTGTAATAGACCAGGTCTGGCTGTCATGGTTAGACCAAACAGATTGAGCATAAGCCACGTTAGAGCTGCCGTCTGTAGTAATGCTTATAGTTGCGTTATCGCAATTGTGTGTACTAACTAAAGAATTATCAAAACTTCCTAACCCGCAATAAACCCCAGTAGTATTACCCGTTCCTACTTGCTTTACTGTAATACTGGAACCAGAACCTTTTGTTTGTACAGTAATGAGATTATTACCCCCGTGTGCGTATGCACTAAGGAGACTGGTTAATAATAATAGTGTTATCGCCCGCACCATTTACTTCTACCTCCATTATCATTCCTGCCGAATTAATATTTACATATGAGGAGGCATTTCTATCGATGCCTATATCAAATGTATTATTCCCCTGATGCACTAAATATACATGATCTCCTTCAACAAACGAGTAAGTTTGATACACAGGGTCATACCCAGGTATTATACCTTGTAATTCAACCCCATCTAACTCGCCTCCAGATGTATCTTTCTTTTTAGATCCTAATTCTACTATATCTAATAGATCTACTAAGAAGTCAAAACTTAATAGGTCTATGTCTAAACGGTTTATTTCTTCCTCTTCTTCAAGATAATCTTTATCTAAATCAGGCGCGTCTTCAAAGAAATCTTTATCTAGTTCTGTTTTAGACTCGCCTTGTTGTTCTTCTATTGCTTCTTGTACCTCAGGGGGCTTGTTTACAATAAGCATATTATCAATAAGTCCTAAGGTAAGGTTGCCCAGGACAACAGCTTTGGTGGGTTCTGATTCAAATGTAGATACCATAGTAGCTTGGAAGGGTTCGTTTAGTACTTCTACCCCAGACCAAGTGGTTACTGTTATTTCTCCTGAAGATTTACCATTAGCGTCTGGTAATAAAATAACTAATGAACGGCCAAGCTCATCTACAGTTGTAGTGAAGTCCGTACCTCTAATCGCAATAGTGGCACTTGGCGTACGTATAGAAATGTTTTCTTTGTTTATCCTACCTAAAGCTCCTGTAATAAACCTAGCTGTGCCGGAAGCCATGTTTAAAGCTAACTTAGATTTACTAGGGTCAGGGTCATAGATGTAGTTATCAATAACTACTTTGGAGTGTTCGGTAAGTTTTAAAACAGAAGAATCTAAGAACTGTATTGCCATACGGCCATTACCAGTTCGAACGTCGTCATAGGAGAATATATCAAGGGCAAGTTCAGCGAGTAATTTATCGCCGTCTTCGTCCCTTAAAACTTCACCATTCCCACGAAACTCGGATATCTCCCCGATTTCGTTTGCGTTAGTAGTAGTCCCTATAAACAGTAAGATCAGCAGCCAGAAGCGCATTGATCTATATCTATTGTTCCGTTAGATGTAGTAGAAATAAGATTCGCTACATTAGTACTTGTAGTATCTGTCTGATCTATATCTACGTTATTACTACTTCCAGTTAAAGCTACAGTGATTGCATGGTCATCTTTTCCAGACTGTAATGTATCAATATCATTAGAGTTACCTGAAACGGTCCAATTATTAATACAACCAATTACGTTACATTTAACATTCACATCGTTAGATGTTCCAGTTATTGCAAAGTCCTGGTTACCTCCTGTAGCCGTTGACGCGTCTCCTTGCGTAAATGTAAGCACGTTGGAGTCTCCTGTTGCCTCAAAGTCAAAATCTGAGCTTGCAACATCTCCAGTTGCACCGACAGCAAACGTACCTGAGTTGCTGTCTCCTGTTGCTTTATATGTCCAGCTTGAAGAATTACCTTGAGCAATTGCCATTGCTAAAGTGTTACTGTCTCCAATCTGGTCTAGATCAACCGTCATGCTTGTACCGCTTAAAGTTGCTCTAGCTCCGGAAGTACCGACTGTATTTGTCGCCCCAATCTGGTCAATAGTTAAAGTTAATCCTGTGCCAGTTTGAGTTATATAGATATCATTATTCCCAGCAGAAACACTAGCCGAAACAAGTAATATAAGGGTACTAGTTAGTACCTTCTTCAAATTCATTATCGTCCTCCACCACTAGTGTATCATAATTAAAGTCCCATAGCCTTTTTTCCATCCCTTCCATAACAAGCCCATACACCGCAGCCTCTATAGCTGTCCTAACAGCTTGTCCAACAGGCTCATTAGCAGTACTACCTGACTCAACTTCTACTAACTCGGTACCCATTTCGATAAACCTAAATATATCGGTACCAAAACCAGTAGATAAAATTGTTTTAGTTGTTGTTACGTTTAACAAAACTTCCCCGGTTTGTACTAAAACCGCACGAAGCGTTACTGTAACTACATCTTCTCTGTATTGATTTTTAGTACCTATCCCTAGGTACCTCGCTCCGTTACCGCCAGTACGGATATTTGTATCATAACTTACAATACCCCCCTCTATAATCATCCCCGCGTACAGTAAAGGCTTTAGCGTATTTTCACCTTCCCCAGAGTATGTCTTACGAGTATTTACAATAAGCTGTCTTTCACGACTTAGATTATCTAATCCTGACCTTTCTACTACTACAAACCAAGCACCGCCACCCGCATCTCTCAAAGCTTGAATAAGTATGTGTATAGCGCCTTGTGTTACAGCGGTACTAAAACTAGCAATATTATCTTTTGACTTCCTTTGGCCTGTTAAGTCTTGGAAATCATAAACTGCTACAACAGCTTGGCTATTAGGAGCGGGTAAAGTAGTAAGTTGGGTGGTTGCACTAGGGACAATCTTAGGCCCTTCTGGACAAATAAGACCTTGTGTGCAATTAGTTTGGTTCTGAAAACCTAAACTGGCACAGCCGTTGAGGAACAATAGAAGACATATAAATAGGATCCTCATGGGTTGACACTAATCTCCACCGTCGCAATCAACCCAACACCCACCAAACGAGCCTATTGGGATTACGATTTCTGTAGTAGATATTAAAACCCCATCAAACCATTCTTCAATTGTAAGAGTAATTGTTACACCGTCATTTACCCAGCGTAAAATATTCCCTTCGAGGCTTATCTCTCCTGATATTGGATTGTCTACAGTTGGTATGCTTCCATAGTTAAACAAAGACTCTGATATGTCTTTGGCTAATGTGGAGTAAATACGGGATTGAAGATTTCTAATGAATTTAGCAAGTACTGTATTTTCGGCTTCTCTTTCAGCTTCTTCTAAAGCATCTTGTACTTCTTCAGCTATTTTTTCTTTACGCGTACGTTCTTGTTCATCAATAGTAAGGTAATGTGCGGATTGATTCATACCGCTAAAGCTAGGGTTACCAAACTTATGTACTAACTCATCCGCAAGAACATTTTGTATAAACACCGCCCCTAGTAAAACAATACCAATAGCAGCAGCTATACGAGCAATTAAAACTTTTTCAGCTTCTTCCTTTCTACGCTTTAATTCAGCGTTACTCGGTCTACCGCGTTTCTTTTTAATCTTTTCTCTGGTCATCTCTATCTGCTTTTGCTATTTTATCTGTATCTATTAAGTTAGGTACTCCTAAAATTGTTTTAATCATTGTGTCCTGACGTATGATTTCGTTATCAAGACTACGTACTCTGTCTATTAAGGATACTAGTATGCCGTGCTGTGAATCAAGTTTTGTGCCAAGACGCTGCTCCATAGCTTCAATTTGCTCAGCTACTTTATCATCCACAACGTCTAGTTTTGCCTCCATGCCATCTACAATTCGTATTACCAGCTTGTAGATAAACCATCCTAAACCACCGGCCGCTGCTATGGGAAAGCCCACCTCGTTGATGAACTTAATAGCTTCTTCCACTGACTTACTCGTTTATAGGCTTAGCTCTTTTCTTTGCTTGCCTGAGGTTGTCGCCCATTAATATACGACGTTTTACATACGCACGTTTATCTTGAGGAAGTTTGTCAATAGAACGCTGTTGTCGTTTAGACACTTTGCTCTTTTTTAGTTTCATTCCTGGTCTTTTCATAGTTTTATTTTACCTCAGATATTTAATCAAATCCAAAATCCGATACAAATTGAGCTATTTTAGTTGTCGGATTATATGGAGATACTTCCTTTAAGTTTAAATCACTGTTCATTCCGTCTTTAACTGCATCATAAAAATCTTTAGTTTGAGTTTCTATGAATAGCCCTACACTGCCTTGGGTGCCATGTACGTCTTTAGCAGAAGGGGTCATACCACTCATAATACTAGTATCATAGAGCCAACTCTTAGTATCACTTTTATTTTTACCATTTATCATATGGCCTACACGCCCCCGTTGTTGTCCATCTATTTCATATGTTTTAGTTACATACTGTAGTTGTACAAGAAGATCATCATCAAAAAAACCTATAAGGTATTGTTCACTATTAGATATTGCATCGGTAAAAAGTTTTTTTAGGTTTGCCTTTACGTCTGCTGTTTCCCAACCATAGGTAGCCACATAATGCGCTTCATCTGCTGGGGCTTCAGCATAAAGCCGATCGTAATCTGCGTCGGTAAAACTCGTAACTAACTGTCTTGTATATGCCATATTTATCTCCTATTTAACTTGGCTCCTCCGGGAACCATATATCTTCCTGACTTAAAGCGTTTGCAAATGTAGTTGTCATATCCCGCAAAGCTTGCCTATAAGTAGCCCATTCTGCTTTTTTAGTGTCATTAAGGGGGCTATCAGCACCCTGAGTCCAATCACTCATAAGTAGCTTAAAGTCTCTTTCTTCTCTCAGAAAAGCTTTGGAGTCGAATACAACGGTTTGTTTAACGGCTTTTCCACTTACTATTTTATATTCGGGATTAATATAATGGCCTTCTATAGAAGCCTCTCCACTGTGGATATTGGAAGCAAGTGTATCCTCCCCACAGGCAAGTTGTCTTTGTATAACCCCATCCGCAGTTGTATAAATTGTGTATTCTTTATTAGCCATTAATCTATACCACCTGTTTTATTTAATCTCATTACAGATATAGCGCCTTCTCCTACTCCATAACCTGAACCACCAACATCACTAAAACCTCTTAAATGAAACCATAGATCAAACCTGTAATGATATGAGCTACTAAGGTCAAACACCGCATACTTTACAAGAGGGCTTAAATGAAAACCTTGTCCTCCACTTCTTGTACCAGTAGTAGCACGACTCCAATAACTCCAAGAACTACCATTAGTTGATCTATAAACATTTACATGTAAAGCACTTTCATTATTAGAAGACGCACTAGCTATAGTCCCATACGGCTGTATAAAAGCCATCATAAGAAAGTCGCCTGACTCTAAAATAGAACTTGTACCTAAAGTTAAACTACCTATTGGGGAAGAACTGTTCCCCAGGTAATTGGTTGTACCTCCGCCTTTCCCCGAAACAACGAACTCACTCCAAGGGGTAGAAGCTTGATAATAAAGACTACTAAAAGTATAAGTAGAATTTGTACGAGATACGTTATTCACCACCATATTTGCAACTTTACCTATAGCGTTTGCTGAAATATGATCGAGAATTATCCCGTTATTAGCAATCGTAAGGATTGCATTCGCCCCTGAACCGCTGGACGTGACCACAGTACCACTACCAAAGGCCAATTTATCTGTAGTAATACTGGTTGTGGCAATACGAGTCGCTGATAAAGTTCCCGAATCTATTGAATCTGCATTAATATTTACTGCATTTACAAGATTTGCACTAAGAGATCCTATTTTTGCTGCTGTAATAGAAGCATCTTTAATCCTAGCCATATCAATATAAACAACACCACCATCAACAATAAAAGGAGCTACTGCACCAGAACCACTACCTGAGCCTGTAGCATTCCAAATGGCGAACTTATCCGCCATAAATTGAACTGCACTCCCAACATTATCCCCAGAACTAGAAGCATTAGCTTCAATAACCATACCCGCTACAGAACCATTAGCATTTACATTTAATACATAAGCCGCCGCTGCATCCCCCGTCAAAGTAGCTGTAGTAGTTTGTAGAGTAGTTATGTTGGCAGTTGCCGCATTAGCTGTATTATTAGCTGTTGTAGCAGTTGAACTAACTGAATTTAAAGCTGTAGATGTAGCAAGGCCTGCATCCCTAGCAGAGGCCCAAGCACTTCCATTCCATTGATACAGTTGGTTATCATCAGTGTCTACCCAAAGATCCCCAGAAACATAAGTCCCGCCACTAGGAGCAGATGAAGCTCGGTAGATATCTCCTTTAGCACCAACGGTAGAAGTTAAATTAGATATAGAAGTAGCTTGTGCACTAATATCTGTTTGAGCTGTAGCGATAGCACTAGTAAGACTAGCGCCTGTGTAGGAAGTACTTCCAATTACCTGAACCACACTATCGTCAGAACATTCGACCCAAGCGTTATTGGCAGTATTACGTATATATAGTTGTTGATTACTGGTTCGTAAGTATAAATCGCCTGCGTGAGGATCAGTTCCATCTGCTCTATTTGTACTATTATCAGGTACTCCTGTGCCTTGTATGATCTCAACCGCGTTATCTGCTGTTTGTAAAGAGGAATACCCAGGCAAATCAGCTAATGATTCACTTAAAGAACTCATTACTGCACCTATATCTACAGAAGTAGTATCTGTATGAGCAGTCCCACTAGAGGTAGTGAATGGGCCTTTAATCTCTGACGTACTTACATGTCGTATCCAATAATAGTATGTTTTGTTATACCCAACTTCCTCAGACCAAACAAAAGCAGGAGTGGTATCTACGCGAGTTGCTGCAGTTACATCATTACTCGTGTGTCTATATATTTCAGTGTATGCAAAGTTAAGCATTTGTGGGTTATCCCAAGCCAACACAAAAGAAGTGTACGTAGCAGTAGCAGTAAACCCCGTAGGCGTAGGAGGAATAGTGTAGTCAGTTATAACCGCAGGCTGAAACCCCGGGTCATTAGTTCCTACATTAGGATCAAAAGGATTATCCGTTAGCTCTTCTGCGAGCCCACTGTCTATTAATTCTCTAAGGGTAATTGCCCTATCTCGAGGGTCGCCTCTACGACCAAGCCGTACCTCAACTGCTTCTTTTATAGATTCAGCAAATAGTTTTAATTCAGGGTCGGCTTTTGAAGGAACCTTATAAACGGAAGGGACTTTAGTACCTTTAGTGGCCATTTAGATCTCCCTAAGTTCATCTATAGACTCACCAATACAAATCTCGTTAACAACTTTCGCTGACTCAACTTGTATTTCATAAGTGTTATGTATCTTACTAGGTAGCCTCAATATAGGTTCGGGGATAGAAGTAGCACTAAAAGATGTAGGAGAACTGCCTGTTACAGAATAAGCACTGCCTGATGTACTTATAGCAGCGTTGTAATACAAAGTGCCGTCTCCGTACACTTTAACTGTAACAGGGTATTCTTCTGCTTGTACTTTAACAAAACCCATACTTGTAGGTTTAGGTGTAACAAACTCTTTTGTTTTCCAAGTAAACGTCTTATTAGTAGTAGCGCCTTGGAACTTTTGTATCTTATTACCAGAACCTTCAACTATTAAGTAAAGCTCATTATCATCAGGGTCAGTAAAACCCCCCGTAGCATCTGTGCTGGAGGTTTGAGTTAGAGTAGTAAGTGTGTTTTGTTGCTCTCCCCTAGGATCAAAGATAAACCCACCGTAGTTAGAGCCACTTGTATAAAGTCCTACATAACGCCCCTCCCAGAGAAATCCACGTAATGAACTTGGATAATAGTCCGCTCTCCATTGTTCTGGAGAAATAATACCTTCGGTAATAACATTAACATCAGTACCCGCAGCTGCAACAAGACCATCTGCCCCTGCATAGATAACGTAAGGACCCATATCAACCATCGATGTTTTACTTTGACACGCCTGGGCAGCTTCAATACGTACAACACTCATAGACTGTGGGTCAGTACCAGCTATAAGGTAAGGTGTGCCTTTAGTAGTTACTATAAGACCTTGCCCCGCCATTTTTATACCTACAATCTCTTCTTCAAGAGTTATTCTGTAAGCTACAGGCCACGCGTGTGGTAAGAAAGGTTCAGAAAAACAAATACGTTTACCTGTAAAACCTGCAAAGATGCCATTAGGCATTGCAGTTAAACCTTTCATTGACCCTTCAGGATAGTCAGCGGTTACTTCGTTTGGAGGCCCTATCCAGTAAGTACTTGGTATAACTTCAGCGAGTTGCGAGTTATTTAAAGCATCGGTTGTACTAGCAGTAGCAAGTGTTACTTCTTTTACAAATTGAAAAGCTGTTGTGTTAGAACCGGTATTAGATCTATATATTCGTTTATGAGTAAGATTAGTATTCGTACGCCCAGCACCAGAACCTGCACTTGTATCCATTCCGGCTATAGTAACTGTTTGCCCATCTACTTTATCAAATACAGTAGATGCTGCAGACGGAGGTCCTTCTTCTCCGTACGCAGACACAAATGTATAGACGTAAGATGTACTGTATTTAGTTTGAGTGCCGTCATCCGACCCAGAAGTAATACTCGTAGTAGCTGTTCCAGCAGGTGTTGGTATACCTAAACGATAAGAGGTATTAGGATAGGGAGCACCGCCCGTGGATATTAGTGAACGGTTCGACATCCTTGGGAAAGAAGTACTCTCTCCGGTCCAATATAAACGGTCGGTGTTATCAGCAGCTATAGGTCCAGGAACTACATCAACCCCTTCGTCTGCCCATTCCAACCAGTAAGTTTGACCCCCGGAATCGTACTTATAAATTGAATTCTGTCCTGAAGTATCAAGAGTATAGGAATCTGTATTGTTACGGAGGGGAACTAGCCTACCGCTGTCGAGTATGACGTCTTCAGCAGTTTGTGCCAAAGTGTCAGCTAATAACCTAGGGGAAACTTGCGGTGCTATACCTCCAAATGTTATTAACTTAAAATACGCCACATTACCCCTCCAGGACTAAGTCTCGTAAGCGGGTACTCCTTGGCCCAACTTGCCTTGCCCATTTTGAATCCAGCATCTCCACGCCAGCTGTTTCCCATTCTCCTGCTTCCATAGCAGCTAAGAACTTTTTGAAACCCATCAATCTAGACAGTCCTAAGTTAAAACACATATTAATCATGACTCGTTGTCTTGTGTCAGATAAAGTTTGAAACCAGGGGAATGTACCCTCTAGTTCATCTATGCAAATATCTATGTCATTACTTAGTAAGTAATCAGATTCATCTTCTGTAATACCTCTATCGTCGACGTTTCTACCCACGCCAATTGTGTTTTTCCCGGCGCTGCATTTGTAAAGTGTAAGTACTACACCTTCATCATGTTTTAATTCTTCTATGAGCTGGACTCTATTCATCTTTACCGCCTCCATTAGATGCGCCAAAATAGAAAGAAATTACAGCACTAGCAAGACCACCTAGGTATCCGAGCACCAAATTGATTAGAGCCTCTGAGTTCTGTTCGGGGGGCTGGAGGGTCACTAAGAATATATATCCTAAGAAGCCGCCTAATGTAGCAACGCCCATGATTCTAGTAGTCCAGTCTTTAGAGAAAGTTTTCCTAGCGTCTTGGGTATCAGCTACTTCTAGCTTAAATACATCGACTTCAAGCTCTTTCATCTGAACTTCAAACGCTTGTTCAGCTTTCTTAAGCTCAAGCATCTGTTCAGGTGTTGCAGCTTGTACTGCTTTTTCTATAGCTTTAGGATTATTATCACACCCCAGAACGTCTGCAATCATGTTTGCAGCCATTCCGCCCATAGGACCACCCAATGCAGTCCCTAAGGTAGGTGCTACTGCGCCTACAATGTTTTTTAATAATGCCTTCACTCGTCCTCCACAATTATTTCAGGTGCCTCCTTGATTTTATCTTCTTTAATATTCTCAGATATTTCTTGAGAAAGGCCCTGTTGTGCTGCTTGACTCTTTTTAAGTTGATAAGATTGCTCTACCACCTCGCCTTGCAGCTTGATTAGCATGTTAAACCCTTCAATAACCCTAGGGGTTAAATCTTCGGTGTTATATTTCTTCCCCTCAAAGTCAACAGTTTGAATTTGAGGTTGCTCGTTTTTTACTTCTTCAGTCATAAGTTACTCCTTAAAATATGTAGTTAACTGATTATACCTAATTTTAGCCTTTGTACGACATCGACTTAAGCTTTTCAGGCTTATCACCATCTTTCTTAGGGACAGTATACAAGGTCACAATGTGCTTACCTTTTATATCTTTCTCCCAAACAAGGTTAACGTCCTCACTTGAGATAGATCCTATTACTTGATTTTCTTCCATCTTTACCTCCTATTGATATATTAATGAAACAGTCGGTCTATCCCAGACGCAACTATAATTAGTACGTATAGACCTAAAATGTATTTTGTAAACTTGGCATCCATAGCATCGAACTTAGCATCGCCTTTATCCAGGCGTTTTTCTATGTTTTCATAGCGTATAGTGCACTCTCTTTCGTGTGCTGCTATTTTCTCCATTGCTACTTTTGCTGTTGCCATTATTTATTTCCCATTAAAACGGAAGGGCTTTATCCTCCTGTGCGTTATATACCCCCCAGACCATTGTTGATCTAGCTTCAGGATTATCGTCATACCCGTCTTTAACTAAATTTTCTAAAAATTCTACATGGCCAGCACCAAGCGTATTTTTAACCCATGTAACTATTTCTGCTTCTGATAAATCTTTATATGCTTTAAAAGAACTTGAATTGTGACTTCCTATCTCTATAAAATGTCTATAATAACAAGTTTTTATTTCGTCTCCTTTTAACCACTTTTTATTTCTATTTTCTGTTATAAGAAAATGTACTGTCCTAACAACATCTTCATCTGAACCTATTGTTTCTACATCTAAATTTTCTATTGCCCACGTTATTGCCATATTATGCCCTGACTACCCCGCTAATTGTGCCATAATTCGCACACCAAGCTGAAATTACAGTTCTATTATTACTACCAGCGGAATATGTGACTTGCATTTCAATATCTGAATTACCTGAACCACCACCTAAATCATTTACTGCAAAAGTTCCACCACCACCAGAATCCATGACAGCAGCAGATATTGAACCTGCATGATGGGTACATCTAATAGTTGCCCAGCCTGCTGTCTGTCCTGTTAAAGTATTTACTGTTGATGCTCCTATAGCGTGTATAACACAAGGTCTCCACTCTGAGGCACTACATAAAACCCAAAACTTGAGACCTTCTATACTAGTGTTGTCGTACGCTGCACTCATCAGCATAGTTGGGTAAGTATCTGTATGCGTGGTTGCTCCTATGCCTCCTTGTTGAAAAAAGATACTACCTTCGTTTGAGCCTTTTCTTTTAAAATGAGCTGAACCTGTTGAACCAATCATGACTCCATTCGTACTGCTATAGCCCTCTCCGATTTGAAGTGTTGTTGAACTTGCTTCTATTGCTCTAGCACCTCCAGCTCCATATATCCTGTTATTAGTCCCTAGTTTTATACCTTCGGTGTTAGCTGATCCTTCAAAAGACAAAAGACCTGTTTCGCCTAAGACCATTCGCTGAGTATAAGTTCCAGAAGCATTATCTGTCCAAAATTCTAATTGACCACCATGTGAAGTATCAACTTGTTTAAATCTAAGACCTGAACCATATTCGCCAGATGTGGCATGAGCCCATTTTAAATCTGTATATGTTCCTGCTGTGTTTGTATTATTCGTTAGTAAAACTGTATTATTTCCACCTGTTTTGTGAATATGAAGAGAACCTCCTGGACTGCTAGTTCCTATACCAACTAATGGACCATTTTTAACTACTAAATCATCACTCATTGTAGAACCACCAGAGAACATGAATCCTAATGAATCATTGACTCTCATTCTTCCTATAGTGCTTCCATTACCTTTAAATAATATTGCTGGTACTTGACTTCCTGCTGTAGTATCTAAATCTTCAACAACAAGCATACAATCTTCATCAGATGTATCTGAATTACCCTCTATGTGTAATTTAGCATCTATATTATTGGTTCCAATACCAACACTTCCTGCGCTATTTTGCACTAACCCCGTATTCCAAGTGATAGCCGCGTCAGCAGAACCTGAAGCCGCAGTCATTAACGTAATTCTTCCGCTTGCTAACTCTACTTTTTGTGCTGTAGATGTTTGCCCGTATTTCCAACCACTATTGAAATAAGCATTATTCGTTATGTAATGGTCGCCGCCACTATGGCCAATAAGATATGCGTATCCGTTAATTTGAAGTCCGGAATACCCGGAACCCAGTGTGTCTGGAGTAACACCGATACCTAAGTTACCAGTCAAAGTACCACCTGCTAGTGGCAACTTAGTAGCAATAGAGTTAGTTATAGTCGTAGAGAAGTTAGCGTCGTCCCCGATTGCTGCGGCTAGTTCATTAAGGGTGTCCAACGCTCCAGGGGCGGAG